GATGTGGATTATGGGATTTCTGAAGGTGCAAAAACTCTTGCACACTCTATTGATTCTAGTCGTGAGGCTTCTAAAAGCTTATCCAAATCTATTGAAGGAATACAAAAAGACGGTATAGATGTAGCTCAAAAAAAAGCCCAAGAAAGGCGCAGAGAGCAAAGAGAAGCAGAGCATAAGAAACAAACAGCGTTAATTAAGGCTTTAGAAGATTGGCAACAAAAGAAACAAATTAGCGACAAAGAAGCAAAGCTTAAAATAGACTTTGTAAAGAAGTATGGTGCTAAAGAATGGGATGCAGTATTAAAGATTAAGCTAGATATTGAAAACATGGAAAGGCAGAATAATGAAGCTTTTAAACATGACCTTAAAGAAATTAGGCGAGTACAGTTCTATTGTTTTGCGTTGGCTGCGCTCATCGCTTGGTATCTAACCTGGGGATATAAATGAACATATTTACTCATATTCTTACAGGTAAAGATAATTCTACCCATGACATTGCTAAATGGGCATGGATGCTTGGATTCTTGCTTGTAGGCTGTTCTGCTATATATCTTATATATACAGGCAAAGAGATTAGCCTTACAGAGCTTGCTGGTGCTTTGGGCATCGTATCAGGTTCAGGTGCAGCTTCCGTAGCTGGTAAACAAATGGCTGGCGCAGAGCCAGAGTCTAAATAATGTGGAAAAACTTACTCAGCATGGGAATGGACTTTATCGGTGGTTCTAGCATCCAAGTTTACATTTATATTGCTATTTTACTTGGCGGCTTTGGTGCTGGTTTTTATGTGGAACATTTGCGTTTTTCTGCATACGAAACTAAAGTTGAAGCGGCTGGAGCAGCAGCGCAAGCAAAAACGGAATCTATCCAAAAACAACATGAGATAGTTACAAAAGGAATTAAAGATGAATATGATACGAAACTTAGCGCTTTGCGTAGCTATTACAAGTCTACAAGCGTGTGGAACAACAATGGTGGCAGCACCGTGTCCAGTCTTTCCCCAACCTCCAAGTCTACTGATGTTATCTCCGCCTACAATGAGCTTGCTGGAAATTGCGCCCAAACCACGCTAATGTTGGTAGAACTTCAAAAATGGTTAAATGAGCAAATAGGCATTAAATGAACGATTACAGAGAATGTTTAGATTTAGTATTAAAGTCTGAAGGTGGTTGGGTAAATAATCCTAAAGACCCTGGTGGAGAAACCAATTTAGGGGTCACTAAGGCAGTTTGGGAGGAGTATGTAGGTCATCCTGTACAGACCATGAAAAACCTTACCAAAGACGATGTAGCGCCTTTATATGAACAAAAATACTGGAGAGCTTGCTATGGAGAAGTATTACCTCGGGGACTCGACTTTATTGTGTTTTCAATGGGAGTTAATGCAGGGCCAGGCAGAAGCGTTAAATTGCTTCAACAATCTATTGGCTGCGTACCTGACGGAGTTATCGGGCCAACAACAAGAAGCCTTATTTGTGCCAGTAATACAGCAACTCTTATCAATAAATTCTCAGAAGTACGAAGGGAATACTACCGTTCATTAAAGACTTTCCCTATATTTGGTAAGGGATGGCTTTCAAGGGTTGACCATGAAGAAGCCACCGCCTTAGAAATGGCTAAAAACGGCTAACGAATACGGGATACTTTAGCTCTTTTTAATACAATTTCGTATTCTTTTTTGGCTTGGTCATCTAATTTGCGTAATGGAAGTTCTTGAAAATACTTCCATTTAGCTTGGTATTCAGGTAATTCAGATGGTGGAATCCAGCCTTGTAATTTCCAGCGAATTGTAATATCTGTACCTGTAGGCGTATAAATGTAATCATTCATTGTTATTCTCCAAGTAAATATAAGCAATAATTCCTATTGCAAATGCCCAAGCAATAACACCAGTTAAAGCTAATATTGTGATGATTAAATTAATCATTGTTTATTTTCTTTTTCGCCACAGGCTTGGCTTTGACTGGTTTAGACCGTTTAATAACAACTTGAGAATCTTCTTCTGGTTTAACTCTATACACATCAATGGCTTTGGTAAGCAAACCAACCAAACCCCATTGGACAAGGGTTTCAAGCCCTTCTTTGTCAAAGTCAACTTGAGCGTTGGCTGAACCATCTTCATTTTCTTTTATTATTTGAACTTTTATATTCACCGTATATTTCCTTGTAAGTGAGCCAAGGTTTAGACTCTAATTTATACCCAAATATGTACCATAATGGGCCGCTAGAAACCTCTATAATTCGTCTTTTACTTTCAATCGCTACTAATTTTTCTAGCGTACTCGTAATGTGATTACGGTACTTAAACATCTCTTTAAACTCAGATTTTGGTCTGTATCTTCTTGGCATTTCTAGCCTTTTTTTGAAATAATTTAATCAAATCATCGGTTTTAGGATGAAATATAAACTCATACAGTTTATTGGTAGGTGTTTTTTGCGGTAAATTTACCCATCTATCCTCATTGATGTAATGAAGAAAACGGTTACAAGCTAATCTATATTGAGAACATTTATCAACAAATGTACATCCCCTACATGGGCATGGTTCATTTAATAATTTTGTATATAAATCTATTCTCATAATTCCTTAAAAAAAGTCAGGTCAAAGTCTTTTTAGTTTGAAATCTCTAAGAGCCATAAAGCTGAATAGTGTCAATGACCTGATGTAAGAACTTTATTGAAAATTCATGCACTTTTATACTAGGACAAACCCTTATTTGTTGTGCCAAAACAACAGGGCTGTATTTGGCAGTTGTTACAAATGGGTCAGAAAGCCGCAAAACAACCCAATTACTGCATCCTACATTGGCGGCTTAACGCCCTAATAAAAGGTGAGGCTGACTCTCGTGTGAAGGAGTAATGGAAGGGGAAACCAAGCCAGCCTCGTAATTAGTTTAACTTATTTTTTAATTTGTAAATATTCAAAAGATTTAAAAACATTTCATAACCATCTCGAATATCTTGCTCTTTATGTTCGTAAATGGCCACTTCATTTGTAGTGCCGTTGATATATACATTGGCACATTTAGCTCCAGGACTCAAAATCTCTCTGTAAGCTGCTAATTGAATGGTATGCTCTAGATAGGGTGTTAAGTCACCAGGGGATTTTTCCGTAGTCTTAAAGTCAATGACTACTCCATTGCAGTACAAGTCGCATTTACCGCCATAACCTTCTGGTGATACTAAAGACTTCTCTGCAATCCAATCCTGAACCCCAAAATGGGCTTCTACGGCTTGAACGACCATCGAAACATACGAAGGGCTGTCAGGGATAAAATCACCGCTATAGTGAGCTTCTATAAAGCCGTGAATGGTAGTGCCTCGGTCTGCTGCTTCCCTAGATTTAGCTTTAGCAAGGTATAAGATTCTATCTATCCATGCTTTTTCATCTTCACCATCTAATCTTGGGTTTTCTGTGGCAGCGTACAAGACTTGAGTTTGTTTCCATGTATCAAGTCCTGCTTTCGATAACATTCCGAGTATTGTAGATACTGACGGTACAAGCGTTCCTGGCGCAGCTTTAGCATCTCTAAGTGTAGTTGAGCGCTCTTTTCCGTTTTTTCCAATGGTTGTATAGCGTGGTGCGCCTGTTTTAGCACAGTACCAATGTTGACTTTCTGACAAGTTATTCCCCTTATTTGCATCTTAATTCAATAATTCTAAAATTGCTGCTCTATCTAATTCAGTAATACAACAATCTGCACAAACCTGAATCACATCTTTGAGTATTGATTCTAAGTCTTGGGGTTCAAAAGAAATTAACCGTCTTTCTTCATCTACCCCATAAGATTCCATAGTAATAATGGCCTTTTCGCCAATAGTATCTTTGATGTGACTCAGCATAACTATCTCCTAAAAAGGCGTATCGTCAAGAATTTCGTCTTGACCTTTAGGTTTAAAACCTACTGGCTCTTTGACTTTACCTACTGATACGCTAAAGAATTTGCCAGCTTTAGGTGATTCTTTTACCCATGCACTAAACCAATGCTCCTTGCCATTAAGCATGATTGAGCCTGTAAAGTCTGGGTGTGAATCACTTGTTTTTCTTGAGTTTTTGAAAAGGCTTCCAGAGCCTTCCTTCATTTCGTACGCCATCTTAAATTTCCTTTGCTTTTACTACTGGTTGATTAATTGTTTTGCCGCTTGCTGTATTTCCATCATCGTCAGCTTGCACAACTCCTACTACTGCTGATAAAGACGCTCTTCGCATATAAGTCACCGTTGCCAAACATCCATGAGCATCGGGCTTTGATACAGGAAAAGACATTTCTTGGCTTATAAATTCCCCTGATTTATGGGAAATAATGGTGGTTAAACGCATAGACCCATCGTAATATTCACCAGGGAATTGCATAACCGCCAGCCCATTTTCAGAAAGAAGGCTACGGCAAGCATCCCAAACAGACTCAAGGTCAGCATATTTAGACTTAAAAAAAGGATTAGCAGAGTCTTTAATCGCATGAGTCATTTTTCCTTGCACGATAGATAAAGCTAAAGTCAAGTTAGTAATGGAGTCAGAAGTAATCATTTTGCACCTCCAAAGATTGTGCCAAAATCTTCAAATACATTTTGTAGTAACACATTGCGTTTGTTGTTTGGTTTGCCACAAGCTGCACGAATGACATCAATATCGTCTTGTGATAGGTCTGTGCCAAATTCCATGTTTTGTAACGCTTCTTCTAAGCGTTCTTCCATTTCCAGCATTACTTGGTGTAATTCAGACATTTAAGTTCCCCTTAAATACATAGCGAAATTGCTATATACACACTTTAACACAAGTAAATAAAAAAAGTAAAGTGTATGCAAATAAACAACATTTAAGTTAAACTGCGTGAATGAATACAAAATTAAAACTAACCGATAGCGCAATTATTGACCTTTTGGGCGGTACAGCAAAGGTGGCAAGAATGTGCAAAGTAGACCCAGCAGCCGTTTCTAACTGGCGAATTCGTGGCATACCAGCCGATAAATATATGCTTTTGGGGGCTAGGATTGAAACCGAAAGTCATGGCCTTGTAACCAGGCAAGACTTATTTCCTACAAATTTTTGGCTTATTTGGCCTGAGTTGCTTAAAAACAACGCCTTTGGTGTACAAGATGAATAGAGTTGTTTGTTGGTTTTCCTGTGGCGCTGCTAGTGCTGTAGCTACAAAGCTGGCTTTGTCGCAATATAAAGACCATGAAGTCGTTATTGCATATACCGAAGTCATTGAAGAACACCCTGACAATAAGCGTTTTTTAGCTGATTGCGAACAATGGTTTGGTCAAAAAATCCTTATTTTAGGCAATGACCGTTATGACAGGTCAATTTACAAATGTTTTGAAACTTCAGCAATGAATATAAAAGGTGCAAGTCCATGCACTAGAAAATTAAAAAAAGATGTAAGACTTAAATTTGAGAAGCCTACAGATATTCAAGTATTTGGCTACACAATGGAAGAACAAGACCGTTATGACCGTTTTCTTGATGCCAATAACATTAAGGCCATAGCACCTTTAATTGACAAAGGGCTTGGCAAAATAGATTGCCTTGCAATGCTTCAAAATGCTGGTATAGAGCTTCCTGCAATGTATAAGCTAGGCTACCATAACAATAATTGTATTGGCTGCGTAAAAGGTGGTAAAGGCTATTGGAATAAGATTAAAGTAGACTTTCCTGAGCAATTTGACCGCATGGCTAAGTTGGAAAGATTTAAAAAACAAACAGTTTTAAAAGATGTATATTTGGATGAATTGCCGACTGATGCTGGCAATTACCCACAAGAACAAGACATTCAATGCGGTATTTTTTGCCATATGGCAGAAGAAGAAATAAAGTAGTAGAATTACAACCCCTTATGATGGCGGCTCTAACGACATCGTAGCGTCATAAGGTTATAGCGTTACTAGTAGGGTAAGAGGCTGAAACAGCGCAATACAGGTGGCGAAGATAGTGCCTGTGCCTCGTAAGACTGTCGGGTGAGCGATTCCTTAATGGGATACTCTGAAGGCGCACTTAGGTAGGCTAGGTGCGCTCAAACCTTTTGGGAGTGGTATAAAAGCAACTAAGTATAAATACTAGTGGACTACTTATAGACTATTAGGCAAACTGTATTTACTCAATGTTGAGTGACATTTAAGGGGAATTAAATGAAAGACTTTATAGGTAGTTGTTTATTAGGTGCATTGCTTGGTTGTATGTTTGCTTACGGTATTCCAGCAAAAGCACAAACAGTTCAACTGACCGACAGTCGTGGTTACAACATGGGTACGGTACAAATCAACGGCAATACCGCACAGTTTGTAAACCCAATGGGTTACACCACTCAGACTGCAACGCTTTACCCTAACCAGGTTGTTATACAAAATGCAACTGGCACTACCGTTGTTGGCACACCAAGTTATACTGTTCCGCCAAGTCCAGTTACATTAAGTAGCCCTCGTGTTTTACAATGAGTTTTACAATCATTACGCATGATGGCATGAAAGTCATTCAATGGTTTAGCACTATTGATGACCTTATTGAAAGTATGATTAACAACCCTAGTGACAGGTACATAAGGAATGTTTGATGAATTCTGGTCTATTTATCCACGCAAAGTTAATAAAGCAGTTGCACGAAAGTCCTGGCAACGACTCACAGAAGAACAACAACTTATGGCTGCAAAAGCTATTAGCGTACATTGCGACTACTGGAAAGCAAAAGAAACTGAGTTAGAATTTATACCCCATGCAAGCACCTGGCTTAATGGCGAAAGATTTGAAGATGAAATAGTAATAGAACCTAAGAAAGAAAAAATTGACAAAAGGTGGATGTTTAGCAATGAAGGCATTGACGCTAAAGCTAGGGAATTGGGAATTATGGGTAATGGTTATGACACCTATGCAAGTTTAAAAGCCAAATGTATGAAACAGCTAGGCATGAGTGCGCTGTAAGACAGTTATGCAAATGGCGTAAAGAATGGGGTTTAAACAAATTTAGACTTTATCTTACTAAACATAAACTTGACGATAAGCTACTTCAAAATTTTTATACGCAATATGAAAAAGGCAACAGGGGAGAAATAAACAAATGGCTTTAGATAAAATATTAATTGCAATGACAGGATTTTCTTATTGCATAGTTGCAGTTATTCAGTTTAAAAAAGGGTCTATACCAAACTCAATGATTTGGGCTGGTTATAGTTTTAGCCAAATAGGTCTTTGGATGGCGCTTAAATGATAGCTGTGTTATTTTCACGACAGGACAGCCGTTATAAACAGTTCCCAGGTTACGATGTTTATGATATTGACCGTGATGCTAGAAACTTTGACGGTAATTACCCTGTTATTGCACATCCACCATGCAGGGCTTGGGGAATGTTAAGCCACATGGCTAACCCCAGACCAGATGAAAAAGATTTAGCTTGGTTTGCCATTGATAAAGTACGCAAAAATGGTGGCGTATTAGAACACCCTAAAGGTTCTAGGTTTTTTAAAGAAGCTAAATGTTGTGAAGTTGGGGGGGGCTATGATTCTTATGGTGGATTTACTATGTTGATTGACCAGTTTGATTTTGGTCATGTGGCCCACAAAAACACCAAACTTTATATTTGCGGAATAAAAATAGAAGATTTGCCAGAATTGCCATTTAAAAATACAAACTCTACTGACAGGTCAATTTGCGGAAATGTTAAAGGCACTAAGCGTTGCACCCAATACCAAAGAGAATATACACCTGACGGTTTAATTGAGTTTATGACCAAAATTTGCGAGAAAATTAAATGAAAGAATATGACCCTAATGATGCGATTGACTTCATCTTCAAGACAGCGCCCTTATATGCCAAAGCTAAAGGGGAATTGGCGCAACTTGAAACTTTTAAAAGTTCTCTTAAGGCGATTAAAATGGCGCAAACAGACGAACAAAGTTTGGGCGCTCAAGAACGAGAGGCTTATCGCTCGCAAGACTACCAAGATTTATGCAAAGCAATTGGAAACGCTACGGAACAGACGGAAGCACTTAAATGGCAATTAGAAGCTGCAAAAATGAGATTTGAGGCGTGGAGAAGCATGGAAGCAAGCAACAGAAACATAGAAAGAATGACACGATGAATGACTATTCTCAAAACTACCTTAAACTTCAAAGACTTATGAAATCTTACCATAACGCTACGCTTAAATGTGATTATGAATTAGCTACACAATTAGCCCATGAATTATCAGAAGAAACCATTAAATTAGAATTTGCTACTTATGACCAGATAAGAAAACAATGGCTGTCTTAATGCGGTCTTTATTAGCTTCTCATGTTGATTATGGGGATTTTGTTGGGGTAATCCCCAATAGTCCTAAATTTACGCCTAGTGATTTAGATGGTATTGCTGAAAGAAATGGCAAGTTTTTTGTAATGGAATGGAAGCGCCCCAAAGAAAAAGTAAGCACCGGTCAGCGTATTATGTTGCAAGCACTAGCTGGTAAAGCTGATTTTATTGTTGTTATAGTAATAGGTGATACTGACAATGGTATGAAAATTGAAGAATTTTTCTTAGTGCAGCCACATGGGTCATGTATAAAAATTGGTACATCCAAGCAAGAATTTATAGCGTATTACAAACAATGGTTTGAATGGGCAGATGGCAACTAAAGCAGAAAAAGACAATTATGCAAAACTGGCACGACTGGGCTGTATATTGTGCAAACAAACAGATGTGCGAAACCTTGACGATTCCCCTGTTGAAATGCACCACATCAGAAGATATGGAGGTAAAAGAAGCCTTGCACCTGTCATCCCTTTGTGCGCCATTCATCATCGACTTGGCGATACCAGTATTCACCAGCTTGGACATAAAGGGTTTGAAAAGCATTGGGGTTTCTCTGAAGAAGATTTGTTAGCCCTAATATGAATGACCTTTTACTATATTTTGGTGTTATAACAATGTTATTACCTTTTATAGCATTATGGATAGTGCTGAGTTGACAGATGAAGAAATTGAAAACGCTTGGTACTCTTTAGGATTACGAGGCGTTGCTTCCGCTAATGAATGGCAAACACGCTATAGATTTGCTAGGGAATTAGAAAAGTTAATTAAAGCTCAAGCCCATCAAGCCCTAATTCGTGTGCCACCATCTTGCAACGAGTCCTAAATGGTTTGCCATGTTGCATCCATTTATCACCTTTTTGCCGATGAAAACTCATGTGTACACATTCATGGGCTAAAGTGGTTAATACTGTATAGAAATGACCGCATCTGGCAGAAGATATAGTAATGCAATGCTCATAATCTTCCCCTGTATCGTATAAATAAGTACCCATTGTTTCAAGGTCAGAAGTAATTACAAAATCTACTTCTTCTGGTAAAGGCATTTTCCACTTAGTAAATGGATAACAACAACACAGAGAGGCATAAAGGTTGCGTACAACCTCTGAATTTAAACGCAATGTATTTTTCCTCGGAAATCTACTTTATTTTCACCGCATACACGAATTAATTCAGGCTGAAGCATCTTGCTATGGTCAAACGATAGCATTACAAAACCGCTATTCCAGTCTTTAGGAGTATCTTCAGTATAGGCAAATTGTTGTCCCATAGGGTCAGCTAAAGTCCCAGTTTGCACACCCCATCGTGTGCCGTTGTAATCATTAAATGGTATGGAAGATAAGACATGGGTATGGCCCGTAATCATGTTGACCCCCGAATTAACTGCATTATTCCTACCACCAGTCCAACCACCTTTCCAACGATGTTTAATGCAAGTATCCTCATTTACCCAAAATGACCAGCAAGGCTGCCACATAGGAAAATAGTCTTTAAGACTTGTCCCATGTACACCTTCAAAGGTAGGAAGATTAGCAATAATAGACATTTCTAAACGCTGGTCATGGTTTCCTAGGGGAAAAAACAATTTAGCACCTTTAGAAACTGCTTCAATTTCACCTAGATAATACTGACAGGCTTCTAATTCTTCTTTGACAGTTGGTATTTTATTCCAATCTTGGCGTGGGAAACGGCTTAAATTAGCTCCATCAAGCGCATCACCATTGCAGACTACTGCGGTAGGCTTAAACTCTTTAATCATCTCTAAGAGTGCTTTAAACGCTGTGGTGGTATCGTCAGGCCAAAAGTGTGCATCCGAAAACACGATGACTCTGCCTTTTTCTATATCCATACCCCTACGAGTATGTCCTGTAGTCTGTGCTATCTTTTTTAATTGGTCAAAACGCTGGTCATCTACTGAAGGCAATTCAATCTTATGCCTTGCTTCTATTGACCTTCTTCTGTTATATACTGAACGCTGACTAACACCTATTTTTGTTGCCATTACAACGGCTGAACCACATTCTTTCCAGACTGCAATCCATTCTTCATCGCTTAAATGGTACATTGAATTCCCCTTAACAAGTAAAAGAACACTAACATACAATTATGTCTTATATTAAAAAAGTTGATAAGAATCAAGCATCTGTTGTAAAAGCACTACGAGATTATGGGGCTGATGTATATCTTCTTCACATGGTAGGTAAGGGTATTCCCGACCTATTATGCGCTTATGAAGGACATACTATTTTAATCGAAGTAAAAGATGGCGTAGATAAAGTTTTTACCCCTGACCAGTTAAAGTTTATAGCTGGCTGGCAAGGTGGTGATTTATTTAGGGTAAATAATGAACAAGAAGCAATAGATTTGCTAAAATCATACAAACAGGAGAAATAATCATGCCAATGGATAAAAGTGGGTCAGCCCAAAGTGTAGGTAAAAACTACAAAACTGAAGTTGCCGCAGGAAAACCTAAGAAACAAGCATTGGCAATCGCATTAAGTGAACAACGGGCGCACTCTAAAGGCAGTCGTAAGGCTAAATTAGAAGAACAATACGCTAAACACATGAAATCAGCCGAAGAAAAGACAGATGTTAAAAAAGAGTCTAAAAAAGCTGAAATGGGTGAAATGTAATGTTTACTAATAAGTCTGTAGTAGGCCGCCCAAATACAAAGAAGCCTGAAGAAACAGTTAATAGTAAGACTGACATACTCAATAAAAAGGTTAATCAAAGACTAAAGCGTAAAGAAGCATTGTCTAAGGCTATGAACAAATACCACGACCCTGATATTGTTGGTTAAATAAAATTTCTTCAGATTAGCTAGGGTATAACCCTAGATTTTTCTTCAGGTTTCTTCGGGTATAACCCTGCTTTTTAAAATATCCCGTAAAGATAGGCAGGCCATCCCAATCAATTTAGGGGGCGGCTGCGCCCCTGTTTCCCATCTAGTGTATGTAACCCTATGGACTCCTAGCAAACTCGCTGCGCCCTCTTGTGTAAGGCTTAAGGATGTGCGCCACCCTTTCAGGTCATAGACCATAGAAAAATTCCTCGCAAAAAGAAAAGGGGGACAAGCCCCCTTAGTTAGTTAATCGTTAGTATTCAAGCCCAGCACAATCCATCATCATCGACTGATTAGCTATCATAAGAGTGCGTAAAGACTTCAAAGCGCCTCTCACTTGATACTTGCTGAAATCCTCTTTCTCTACATCCTCAATAATGTACCGAAGGACTGCAAACATCTCATCAAAATCATCATAAGTCTGATAGAGGGCTGCTGCGTAAATATCCTCTTTACTTACCTGTGTAATTTTCTTTGGAGTTGCTGGTTTTACTGTTTTAACTTCTGTTTTTTCTGTGGTCATGTTAGTTCCCCTTTTTGATTGCGTTGATTTGTGCTGATAACTTCTCGATTGCTGCCCTAGCCCTGTCTTTCTGGGCTGGGATGTGACTTTGTTGCAATACTACTTGCTGCCAATACAAGCTGTTTTCTAGAACTTTTAAGCTATTCATAATTACCCCCTTAAACTTGTGCAAATTCTGATTCAAGCCTGTCAATTAAATCCACGCCTTTAAGCATAGAATCAACCTGACAATCGAAATATTTAGTCCACCTTTCAGATGTATCCCTTTTCTGCTGAATATGGTCTTTAGCTATCTCTAATAAATGGTAGATAGTATTCATTTCGTCATGGTCAATCGTAAACATTACAAATCCTCCCCTATTAAACGGCCTGTATCTACCTTGTAATTGTGTGCAAGCTCATCCATAAGCCTAGAAAGCTCGAAAGAAACATCAATCACATCCTCTACATCTAAAATATCGTGGATACGCTGATATATGTATTGAGTAGCTACTGTGCTGCTTTTACCTGTGTTTTTCATGCTAAATCCCCTTTTAAATGCGTTTAAATGTAATGTATAGCGGTTAGATACCAAATAAAGTAGAAAAATCCGCCCAAAAAAATAGAAATGAGAACCGCTTGCCAATTCTTCATTAAATCCACTCCTGTCTAAACTTCTTGGATGGTGAGAACCAATGATTAATGTTCTCTACTAGATGAAAGCCCATATCCATGCCACAGCCTTTTATTACAATTCCTCCATGCTTACCTAGCTTTCTACCTAAAGCTGTAGAGACTAAGTAATCAAGATGAATGATTCGTCCAGCATCTATCATCTTTACAGAGATTTCTCTTTGCATACCTGATGCTGATACATGACGAATAACTGTATATATGGTGTCTGTTGGAATAGTGCTTAGAATGTTGCCTAGCTCTTGTGCTGCTTCTTGTTTGATAGTAGTCATTTAAGTTTCCCCTTTAGTTGACTGTTAATCGTTACTGCTAAGCATGACTGTAGTCTATTGCTACATACTTTAATAGAGGGTAAACCCTTAAATTACTAAATATTATTAAAAAGTGTTGTTTTGCATCATAACTACCAATTTATGATATATTGCAGTCAATAGAATCAATGGCTTAGAGTTTAATTAATTCCTTAATTGCTGAAAGTTATAGAAAGCTGTAGAAACATGACAAATTCGTCTGATATTGTGACCATTAATGAAGATGGCTCACTTGCTAAACCCTCCAAGCGTATGCCTCCTAATGCTGGAAAGGGTCGCCCTGTCGGTGCAATCAATAAACACACAGCCATAGCTAAAGAGGCCATTGCTAAATTTGTAGATAAGAACTCACCTCGTATGCAGCATTGGCTTGAAGAGGTAGCCGCAGGAATACCAAAGACAGATAAGGAAGGCTGTATCCGATACGACAAGAATGGCGATATTGTGTGGATAGTCCCTCCTAATCCAGAGAAAGCCTTTCTTATGCTTCAAGCTGTCATGGAGTATCACTTGCCTAAACTTGCCAGAGTTGAGAGCGTAGGAGATGAGGCAGCCCCTCAGCGCATGGTAATTAGTTGGAAGCGCCCAGAGTGACAGAGAGAGTCCTGGAAGTAGAAATGGACTATTGTCCTCGAAAGGTCTTTGAAGACTTCCACGATAGACATCAAAGATGGTCAGTAATTGTTGCGCATAGGCGGTGCGGTAAGACTGTATTGTGTATTAACGACTTAATTTATAGGGCGCTAATAGATGACAAGGAAGATGGGCGCTACGCTTACCTCAGTCCATACTATGCCCAAAGTAAAACAATCGCCTGGGATTACTTAGTCCGCTTCTCTCAGCCTGTATTAGCTAAAGCCAACCAGTCAGAATTATGGGTTGAATTAGTCAATGGGGCACGCATAAGGCTATTTGGTGCGGACAATCCTGATGCCCTCCGAGGTCTTTACTTGGATGGCGTGGTCTTAGATGAATACGCAGATATGAAGCCCTCTATCTTTGGGGCTGTGCTGAGACCTCTTTTAAGTGATAGAAAAGGCTGGTGCACCTTTATAGGCACTCCTAAAGGCCATAATTCATTCTGGGAGGTTTACAACAATGCAACCCAAGATAAAGACTGGTATGTCAAAGTCTTAAGGGCAAGTCAAACAGGGTTACTGGAACAATCGGAGTTAGACGATGCCGCCAAAACAATGACCCAAGACCAATACTTGCAAGAGTTTGAATGTGACTTTGAATCGGCTATCTTAGGCGCTTACTATGGTAAAGAGATGCGCCAACTGACTGACCAAGACAGAATCACCGATATTGAATATGACCCTTTATTCCCAGTCCATACCGCATGGGACTTAGGCTATAGCGATGACACAGCGATATGGTGGTTTCAAGTAGTGCATGGGGAGATTAGATGTTTAGACTATCACTCTAGTAATGGTCAGCCGGTGGCCTTTTACGCTGGAATCATACAATCAAGGGAAGATGAGAGAGGCTATACCTACGGCACTCATTGGCTACCACATGACGCCAGGGCTAAGACTTTATCAAGCAATCGAAGCGTGATTGAGCAGCTAAGCGATAAGATTCCTTTAAAAACCCTAAAGATAGTCCCTAACTTATCCTTGCAAGACGGTATTCAAGCATCAAGGCTAGCCCTTACCCGTACTTGGTTTGACCATAAGACAATAGATGGAATAGAGTGTTTAAGACAGTACCAGCGTTTATATGATGAAGACTCAAAGTCATTTAGAGACAAGCCTAAACATGACTGGACTTCTCATGGTGCAGATGCCTTTAGGTACTTGTCTATAGTATGGAAAGATGAAGCAAAGATTGTTACGGCAGATGAACCTATAAGAGGTGTGTTTGTTGGTCAAACGGATGTATCTCTTAATGACCTTTGGAAAGATACCAAGGTTAAAACAGACAATAGAATATAAAAAAGGTAAAATAAACCAACATTTCGCCAAATTATTCAAGATTAAGGCAACTCTATGGCAAACGATAAAGCAACTGTAGACCACTCATACGAGGACTGGTATAAAACCATTATGGGGTATGAACGCAGTTTCAAGCGTTGGGAAGCCAGAGTTGACCGCATTGTAAAGAAATACAAGGATGACAGTCGTTATGACCGAAATCCTAATGCTAGATTTAATATTCTTTGGTCTAATGTTCAAACCATCCAGCCAGCTATCTTTGCTAGACTTCCTAGACCTGATGTTAGCCGTAGGTTTAGGGACAATGACCCCATAGGGCGAGTCGCTTCAATGATGCTAGAGCGAGCATTGGAGTTTGAATTAGAACATTACGGTGATTACAAAGCAGCAATGAATAACGCTGTTCTTGACCGTTTATTGGGTGGTCGTGGTGTGGCTTGGGTTCGTTATGAACCGCATATTGTTGGTGAACAAGCTGATGAACCTGAAGATGGTTATGAAATCACAGAAGATAGTGATGAAGCTGAAACAGAAAGCGGTATTGAAAACGAATCTCAAGAACGCATTGAGTATGAGTGTTGCCCTGTTGATTATGTCCATTGGAAAGATTTTGGACATACGATTGCTAGAACCTGGGAAGAAGTCACAGCCGTATGGCGCAGAGTATATATGTCACGCTCGGCATTGGTTGAGCGTTTTGGCGAAGAATTAGGCTATAAAATCCCATTGGATACAAAACCTGATGATTTAAAACAATCTTACAAAAATGATGATGGAGTATATGAAGCGCTGATATACGAAATCTGGGACAAAGAAACAGGCAAAGTATTATGGATTAGCAAGTCATTAGGCAAGATTCTCGATGAAAGAGATGACCCTTTACAACTTGAAAACTTCTGGCCTTGCCCTAAACCACTATATGCAACACTCACTACAGACTCTTTAGAGCCTATTCCTGACTTTGTTATATATCAAGACCAAGCTAGAGAACTAGACGCTTTATGTGACCGTATTGATGGTTTAATCAACGCCCTTAAAGTGCGTGGTGTCTATGACGCTTCATCTAGCGAATTACAACGCTTATTTTCTGAAGGCGAAAACAACACTTTAATACCTGTACATAACTGGATGGCATTTGCTGAAAAGCAAGGCATGAAAGGTGCGATTGATTTAGTTGACATTACCCCATTTGCTACTGCATTGCAGTCTTGCTACACAGCAATGGAACAAGTCAAAGCTCAAATCTATGAATTAATGGGTATTGCTGACATTCAGCGTGGTCAAACTGACCCTAATGAAACGCTTGGCGCACAAATTATCAAGTCAAACAACGCTATGGGTCGCTTAAAGACCCAACAACACGCAGTAGTTGACTTTGCTACTAGCTTATTAACGATTAAAGCGCAGATTATCTGCAATCACTTCACAGATGAAACGATTGTCAAGATTTCTGGTGCAATGCAACTAAGTCCACAAGACCAACAGTTAATTCCACAAGCATTAGAGTTGTTGCGTAATGAAGCCAGCAAGAACTTCCGTATTGAAGTGACTTCTGATTCAATGATTTATCAAGATGAACAACAAGAAAAGCAAGATAGAATGGCTTTTTTGCAAGCTGTAGGTTCATTCTTTCAACAAGCTGTGCCAATGATTCAAGCACAGCCTGAACTTGCACCTATGGCGATTGAAATGCTGAAGTTTGGTGTAACAGCCTTCAAAGCAGGAAAACAATTAGAAGGCATTATTGACGAAACTGCTGATAAGTTAAGAGAACAAGCTAAGATGTCTGAAGGACAACCTAAACCATTGCCACCAGAAGTGCAAAAAATGCAAATGCAAATGCAAGGTGAGCAAGCTAAGATTCAGGCGCAAGCACAATTAAAACAACAAGAAATGCAAGCGTCTAGCCAAGCTAAACAGGCTGAAATGCAGATGTCTGCACAGATTGAGATGCAAAAACTGCAAGCTGAAATGGAATTGGAGAAAGCTAAACAAGAGTACCAAGCACAAGAGAATCAGCTTAAATTCCAACTAGAAGAACAAAGGAATAACTCTGATAGAGAAATGGAAGCTAAGTTATTGCAAATGAAAATGAACATGGAACGCAATACTGCTTTATTGTTAGCTTATGTTAACAATGGCGCAAAGATTGAACAAACACGCATTTCTGCTGGTTTAGATGATGGTCAACAAGCATACGATGACACAATCGAACAAGCGCAGCATTTAGAACATCCTTTAGCGCCTGTTACACAAGCTATATTTGATAGTAATTCACAATTAGCACAAATGATTTCAGCATTGTCAGAAAGTTTAAATAAACCTAAGACTGTATTGCGTGGCCCTGATGGCAAAATAACTGGAGTTCAATAATGGCTATAACAGTAAAGCATAGTAAGGTTTCAACAATACCTGATGATGCAGACACCAGTTTAGTACGCCCTAGTGATTGGAACGCTGACCATACCTTAGTAGGAACAGTCCCAGTAGCTAATGGCGGTACAGGCGCAGCTACGCTTACAGGCTATGTAATAGGCAATGGCACAAGTGCTATGACTGCTAGTACAACCATTCCTAGCGGTGATGTGTCAGGTCTAGGAACAATGGCTACGCAAAATGCCAATGCTATAGCGGTTACTGGCGGTACTATAAATGGTACTATTATTGGTGCTACCACAGCTTCTACAGGCGCATTTACTTATTTATCTACTAGCGGTTCTACTAGCACAACGCCTACTTTAAGTTTTAATGGCTCAAACTCTCCAATAGCTTCAGGCGCAACAATTCCTAATAGCTATTTGCAATTTATTTTGCAGAACAAATCAGGTACTTCGGGGGCTTCTACAAACTATGTATTAAGCAACGACTTAGGCACAGACAGCACCTATTATGGCGAGTTTGGTATGAACTCCTCAGTCTATAGCGCAGGAACTCCAGCCGATTTCTTTAGTATCAACAACGGAATCTATTATTCAGGGCATGACGGAGATATTACAGTAGGTTCAGGAAATGGATTTAAAACTTATTTAGCTTGGGGTTCAGCAGGGCAATCAGCCCATGTCATCAACGCTACAGGCTCTATTGGTTTAAATACTAATGCCACAGGTACAACGAATTATGGTACAAGCGGTCAAGTATTAACTTCTGCTGGTAATGCAGCAACGCCTACTTGGGCAACTCCTACAACAGGCACAGTAACTTCTGTAAGCGGCACAGGTACAGTTTCAGGCATTAGTTTGAGCGGTACAGTTACTTCTAGCGGAAACTTAACTTTAGGCGGTACTTTAGACCTTTCTAGCCCTCCTGCCATCGGAGGAACTACCCCAGCGGCTGGTACATTTACTACTATTACAGGACAGACAGAAGTATTAAAAGGTACTGGGCAGAATTTACTTACCTATAGCCAACAATTTACCAATATAATTTGGAATAGAACCAACGGAACTGCGGTAGATAATGTAACAACAGCACCAGATGGCACAACAACTGCCGCATCCTTTATTTCCAATAATGCTACAACTGGTTATTGTATTAATGCTACAAACTCTGTTGTTGGATTAACCTACACTTTTTCTGTTTATTTAAAACCAAATAATAGAACATCTTGGACATTATTAGCACAAAGCAATATGTTTTCAGATGCCACAAGCAGAAGTGCAACTTTTACTTTAACTGGTAGCGGTTCAGTAGCCTCATCTTCAGGAAGTGGAATAATAGCTGCAATTACTTCTATAGGCAGTAGCTGGTATAGATGTTCTATTTCTTTTACAACAACTTTAGCAACTACTGGTTCTGGAATTCAAATTAGAGATGCCGCAACTGGAGATGGAACAACAGGAATATATCTTTGGGGCGCACAATTTGAATTGGGAAGCACCTTAAACACCTATGTCCCAACAACAACCACAGCAGTATACGGAACTCCTACCCTATCCTTTAGTGGAGTAGCAGGACTAGGACTTCAATCAGATGGTAGTCTTTATGTAAGCCCAGCAGGAACAGGCGCACTACAAGCACAAGCTACTACATCATCTACAGTAGGTGGTAATGCTAGAGGTGCTAATGCTGTTGATTGGCAGACTTTAAGAGGTAGTGCCGCACAAGTAGCTAGTGGTACTGGTTCAGCTACATTAGGCGGTGCATCAAATACAGCTTCTGCAGTTTACTCTACAGTAGCAGGTGGTAATCAAAATACTAATACTGGTTCATATTCCTTTATTGGCGGTGGAATAGCAAATACAGCAACAGGTACAGCCGCTTTTATTGGCGGCGGACATACTCATACAGCCGCTGGTTATTTTAACTTTATTGGTGCTGGATATTTAAACACAGGAACAGCTAGTGCCGCAGTTACTACTCAAGCCACTACATCTTTTACAAGTGGTTCAACAGCAGTAACATTGTCAGGCTCTAACGCTAATATCAAAGTAGGACAGTTAATTACTGGCACAGGTGTTACACAGTATCCCCATACTTATGTAGCCGCCATTTCAGGCACATCGCTTACTTTAAGCCAAAACGCTAGTGCAAGTGGTTCTCCAACTCTATCTTTCTTTACTCCTCATGGAGTAGTAGTAGGCGGTGGTAATAACCAAGCTACTGGTAGTTATTCATTTATCGGTGGTGGTGGAAACGCTGGTAACGCGGCACAAAAAAATATTGCTTCAGGCGATTGGTCAACCGTTTGTGGTGGTGCTTTTAATACTGCATCTGGTATGGGAGCATTTATTGGTGGTGGTGGAGCAACAACATTTTCTATTTACTCAAATACAGCATCAGGAACAGGTTCAGTACTTACTGGAGGCGGCTCTAATATTTCTGGAAATGATTTTAGTACAGTTCTTGGTGGTTATAATGTTAATGCAAGTGGAGCATATTCAACCGCTGGTGGTAGATATTCAACAGTTAGGGGCATCTATGGTGCATTTGCATACGCTTCTGGAAATACGACTGTTGGTGGAGATGCTCAATACGAATTTTTTGTCGCTAGGGCAAACACTACAGATGCTACACCTACAGTTTTAACAACCAATGGCGGTGCTGCTTCTACTTCAAACCAAGTAATACTACCTAATAACTCTGCTTACTTCTTTAGAGGTGAAGTTATCTCAGGAGTAACTGGCGGTGGCGATACTAAAGGCTGGACTATTGAGGGTGTTATTAAACGAGGTGCTGGTGTAGGAACTACTACCCTTGTTGGTTCTACAGTAACTTCCCTTTATGCGGATGCTGGCGCAGCAACTTGGACAATAGCATTGGCGGCAGATACAACCAACGGTGGTTTAAGAGTTACCTTTACAGGGCAAGCTGGCACGACTATTCGTGTCGTCTGCCAGCTAAGAACTACAGAAATGACATACTAAGGAGAATTACATGGCTTTGCAATTAGCATTAGAATCAACTCAATTTGGCGTACCAGCACCCAAGGCATACGCTAGAATTACTAATTTCTTTGGCACTAAAGACCAAATCCAAGTACAAGTGGCTATTTATTATGATGAAGCCGCAAGACAAGGCAATATGGCTACGGTGCGTGAGGATGCGCATTATATTGCCGTTGAGGACCTTAAGGGTGATATAATTCCAGCTATTTACGGCATTTTGAAGACGTTTACCCAGTATCAAAACGCAACAGACGCTTAATGTTTCAAACTGCTTTTCAACCGACTGCGTTTCAAAATAACGCATTTCAAATTGTCATTACCCCTGTTAGGCCTACAGGCGGTGATGATGCTTGGACACCAGAGGAACGCAAAAAATATAAGGCTTTACAAAAGAAACTTCAAGTAGCAGAAAATAAGCGAATTGAAGCATTAAAAACTGATGCAAAAAACAGAAAACAGGCAATTGCTGATTTAGTTAACCCTAAACCAGTTGCGCCAATACAACAAAATAAAGTACAATCCAATCAAGAAGTTAGCGTTGATATACCGTCAAACCTAGCAAATATTGACCGATACATCGCTAATCTTGTTAGACAGCAACAAGACCTGCAAACCGCAGTAGCAATGAGAGAAGCAAAACTCCGCTTAGAGCAGGAGATTGCAATACTCGAAGCCAAACGACAAGCAGAACTAGACGATGAGGAAGCCATACTATTACTACTGTAAACCCCCAAGAGCAATTTAGCCTAGCCTCTAAACACTTACACGCTGGCAGATATGAACAAGGTTTTAAGTTATACGAATATCGCTGGCATGAGGACATCATTAAAAATGAACCCTCTCCTACTAGACCTGCGCTAAAAATCCCAGTATGGGAAGGTCAATCCTTATTAGGGAAAACCATTACTGTACAGGTAGAACAAGGCTTTGGTGACATTATTATGTTTGCTAGATTCTTGCCTGCATTAAAGGTATTGGGCGCTAAAAAGGTCGTAGTCCTACAAGAAGGCTCACTTCATTATTTATTAGGTCAAATAGACGCTGTAGATGTCTTTACAAATGAAGTCGATATAGGTGTAGCAACAGAGTCAGATTATTGGATTGGCTTGATGTCTTTACCCTATTATTTGTCTGTTTCGCATCCTATTGCTAAAAATCTATTTCCTGTTACTACTAAGAAAATAGTAGGTTCTGAAGGTTATTTACACGCTATTCCTAGCAATATTCCACCCAAGATTGGAGTGAATTGGGAGGCTTCTAAGCAGATTTTGTACTACATCAAGTCTATAGATATGCGTGAGATGGAAAAGCTCGTAGGAAGCGATTGCTACAGCTTAAACCCTAAAACTGATGGTGTATTTAATTCTTTACCTGACGATGGTTGGAAAACAGACTGGAATAAGTCTGCAAGCCACATGAAAGCGTGTAAAGGCATTGTTACAGTCGATACAGGAACAGCCCATCTTGCAGGCGCATTGGGCATTAAAACCATTGTTTTGTTACCTAAAGAAGAATTTGTCTGCTGGCGTTGGAAGAATGGCAGATGGTACGACTCTGTAGTTGCTTTAAGACCCCACGAATATGACCAAATCCCAGAATTAATAAGGAGAATGTAATGAAATGCCCAAATTGCGGATATGAAGAAGGAAATCATGTTGCAAAACTTAGCGATGAAGATTATTTCATGGAAATATGGACTCCCACTTTGGGACTCGAAGAAGCTAAAAAGTCATGGTTAGAGAAGCAAAATGCCCCTAGACAGACAACCCACATGGTGATTTCTGATATTCAAGGCCACATTAGCATGGCAGATGGTACATGGATTTCAAGCCGTTCTAAGCATAGAGAGAACCTAAAACGCAACCATTGTATTGAATTAGGCAACGATGTACCTATGGAAAGAAAAGCTGTAGAAATCAGTAAAAAGTCCCAAGAAGCACGAAAGCGTCAAATAGCTGAAATAGCATACGAAAAACTTAAATACTAGGAAAAATCATGGCAGAATTAGACCGTAGGGATATGTTAGAGGCTGCACTAGAAGCAGCAGAAGAAGGCACTCTTGAAGCACCTATCGAAAAAGACATTGAAGTGCCTGAAACGGACAATATTTCCGAAGAATCCGCTAAAGAGAAAGTTAGCGAATCAGACCACGAAGAACCTTCCGAAGTCATTGAAGCTACTGAGTCTGAAGCTGAGGATGATGTACCGCAGGAAAAGATAAATCGCCCTTCAACCTGGAAGAAAGAATATGTCAATATCTGGGATAAGCTAGAAAAAGGCGAGCAAATTAACAAGGATGACTTTGTTAAATTTGCTGAATATGCTAATCAGCGTGAATCAGAGTATAAAAAAGGCGTTTCTACTTATAAAGCTGAAGCTGATAGGGCTAAAGAGTATGAACAGGCAGTAGCGCCATTTGTACCTGACTTAGAAAGACGCAATATTAAGCCTGTACAGTACATTCAAAACTTGGCTAGGGCTGACCAAATTCTGACAAATGCACCTTATGACCAGAAAGTACAAATTTTTCAAAGACTTGCACAAGAATATGGAATACAATTAAATGGTGAAAGTGTTGCTCAAGCACAACAGCTTGACCCATACACTCAACAACTGATGTACCAGTTAAATCAGGTAAATCAGGAAGTTTCATCTATTAAAGGTCGGTTTGCCCAAGAGGAAAATCAACGCTTAATGGGTGAAATTGAAAGAGTACGAAGTGATGTGGAGAAGTTTCCGCATTTTGATGTGGTAAGGGAAGAAATGGCTCAATTACTTGAGTTAGGGAAAGCCCAAGACCTAGAAACAGCTTACAAGAAAGCTGTGCGTATGAATGATGAAGTTTGGGCATTAGAACAGGACCGACTCCTGAAAGATTCCAAACAAGCGTCAATCAAAGCGCAGCAAGTACAGAAAGCGAAGGCGGCTGCGGTAAGTCCGAAATCTACTACACCTAGTGGAAAAGTGGCAGACTCAGGCGATAAAAAGGATAGACGCTCAATGATAGCCGAACAATTAGGCGAAGCAATGAGTCGTAGGGTTTAACTAGCCAATTTTGGCGCATTTTTTTAAGGATAATAATCATGGCATTTGCTAACTCAGCAATCACTGACATAATTGCCACCACGATTCAAAGTCGTAGCGGTGAATTGGCAGATAACTTAACACAAAACAACGCAATTCTTACTCGTTTAAATCAAAAGGGTAACATTAAGCCTTTCTCAGGCGGTAATGTCATCCTTCAGGAATTGATGTATGAGGATTCGTCAACCAACAACGCAAACTCCTATTCAGGATATGAAGTATTGAACATCGCCCCAGATAGCCCAATCTCTGCTGCACAATACAAAATTGCACAGTACGCAGACTCTGTAACTATGTCTGGTCTTGAAATGTTGCAAAACAGCAGCAAAGAAGCAATCATCGACTTGTTAGATGGTCGTATGCAAGTTTCTGAAGCCCGTTTGCTTAATCGCATTTCTGGTGACTTGTACGGTGATGGTACTGGTAACGGTGGTAAGAACTTAGATGGTTTGGGCGCTGCTGTTGCAGTTTCTCCTACATCTGGTACTTACGGTGGTATTAACCGTGCTACTTGGACATTCTGGCAGAACCAAATCACTACTGGTGCTACTTCCTCAACAACCATCCTTGCTGCGATGACTACTGCTGCTATCAAGCAGATTCGTGGTACAGACAAGGCTGACTTGATTGTTGCTGGTAACACTTTGTATGGTTACTATGTAGGCGCTTTGCAAGCTATTCAGCGTATCGCTTCTGAGGAATCAGGCGCTGCTGGTTTTGCTTCATTGAAGTTCTACGGTGGTGGTACATCTGCTGATGTGGTATTAGGCGGTGGTTATGGTGCTCAAGAAACAGCTACATATATGTATATGTTGAACACTAATTACATCTTCCTACGCCCACATAAAGAGCGTAACTTTGTACCTATCGGTGGCGAGCGTCAAGCTATCAACCAGGATGCGATTGTAAAATTGTATGGCTGGGCCGGGAATCTTACAACTTCAAACAGCTTCCTACAAGGCTTGTTGACTGGTAGTTAATAAATAGGGGAAAACCCCTGTTTTAACAGTCTATTTAATTATTTAAGGAAAATATCATGGCATATTCAGTTCTTCCAATCGCAGGTGTTAATTTGACAGCACCTCAAACAGTAGCATCAGGCAGTTTGCCTTCATTTGGCCCATTAGGTGCAGAAACATTTGCATCAGATGGTAAGCGTTATGTTTACGGTCAAGCAGGTGTAGCTATTGCAGCATCTTCAGCAACCGTTGTAGTAAATGCTTCAACATTCCAAGCGACTTTGGGTGCTGGTTCATATTTAACAGCAGCTTCTATGGCTTCTGGTGACTATGGCTGGTTCTCTATTGCATCTGTTTAATCAACAGATAATGTAGTAAAAACTGGGACTCTCTCACAAGGGGAGTCCCTTTTCTTTTAACTGTAGTACCTAAACCACTTTAGGAGAATTAAATGGCTATTGATAGCGATGTTCAAGGTGCAGACGCACGACTAGCAGTCCAATTCTATAAAAAGTCAGTAAAGCAAGATGACGAATCAAATGCTGCTGGCAGACCTATTTTTAAAGAATTCGACTTTGTAAGGATTATGATTCCTGGAGATAATCTGACAGAAATTGACACTTATGCCCAAGAATCACACAAAGCACGCTTTCCCCGTCAATGGGCGCATTACCAGAATCAAGTTGCAAACCATGAAAACATTGTTGGAACACCATTAGAACAATGGCCTCAGATTACTCGCAGTCAAGCTGAAGAATTGCGTGGACTTAAATTCCACACAGTTGAGTCTATTGCTGACTGTTCTGACCAACAACTGCAAAGAATTGGTATGGTAGCTGGTATGTCACCCCATAATTTTCGCTTAAAAGCTAAGGCTTTCTTGAATTTAGCGTCTGATTCTGCCGAAGTAGCACAAAGACAAGAAGAATTAGAAGCATTACGCCAAGAAAATGCTAAAATTACAGCAGAAACAGATGCGAAGCTATCCAAAATGCAAGAACAAATGGAAGCGCTACTTGCGGCTGTTGCGGAAAAGACCCCAAAAACACGCAAAACCAAAGTAGCCGAGGCTTAATATGTCCCAAACGATGTTGTCACTTGTCCAACAGGTAACTGCCGAGTTAAACCTCGCTGTGCCTTCCTATGTAGCTGGCAACCCATCTCAAGATGTCCAACAAATATTGGCATTAATGAATGGTTCTGGCTATGACTTGCTAAAAGAGTACGACTGGCAAGCATTACAAGTGCAATATCGTTTTTACACGCAATCTTTAACCGCCAATGCCACAACTGTTAATGGTTCTACTACATTAACTTTTGCGGCTGGCACAGATTTGAGCAATGTTACAAGCCAATGGCAATTATCAGGCTATAACATTCCTCAAGATACTTATGTTGTAAGCGCCAATAACACTACAAAAGAAGTTGTAATGAGTCAAATGGCTTCTGGTACTGGCACACAGTCTGTAGTATGTGCTCAAACTGCTTATGACCTTCCTGATGATTTTGAAACCATTACTGATAGAACTCAATGGGATAAGTCAAAACATTGGGAAATGTTAGGGCCTGAAGATGCACAGCAATGGCAATGGTTAAAATCTGGTTATATCTCAACTGGCCCTAGAGTTCGTTGGCGTATTCTAGATGGTCAATTCCAAATCTGGCCTATTATGAACACCCAAGAGTATTTGGGATGGGAATACCGCAGTAAAGGTTGGGCAAGAAGCGATAGTAATGTTGTCAAAAACAGTTTTACAGTTGATACAGATACTACTGTTTATGATGACCGTATTATGGTTTTGGCTACCAAATTAAAATATTTTCAAGTTAAAAACTTTGATACTACTGCGCTATCACAAGATTATCAGCGTTATTTATCAGTTGCTAAAGCTAACGATAAAGGCGCACCAAACTTATCATTTGCCCCTTATCCATCTAAAGTGCTTATTGGCTATGCTAATATACCGGACACCGGCTATGGGTCTTAATGATGCTTCCATCTAACGCCATTCTTAATGCGGCTAATAAGGCTTTGTTTAACGCCATATTCTTCCGCAATAATGCGTTGAAGCCTGTCGTCATTGCGAATGGCATCAACTTGAAATTGTTTCAATTTAGCCCAATTACAGCGTTCTCCACTATTGCTGGTGTTGTGTCCAAATTTATCAAGAATGTTATTTTTGTGAGTATCCCATCGAAGGTTGTCAATATGGTTATTAAATGCGTTTCCATCGTTATGGCAACCTTCCATACCTTTCGGACAAATGCTTGCAAATGCCTCAAGAACAAGTTTGTGCGGTTTTCGAATATGCGGCTTGTTTTCTTTCCAAAGATTAACAAAAGGTCTGTTCAACTTTTTATCAAGGCTAATTTTTTTAAGCCTTTTGTTTTTAAAGGAACGAATATTTCCATGATTAGAAACTTCATACAATCCTTTAAATCCAAGGACATCACGCCATTGTTCCATAAAAATCTCCATTATCAAACTATGGGGATATTGTAGCATGGCAACACCGCAAACAAGAACTGCTGTTACTGCTAGTGTTTCAGCCCCTACAGGTGGTTGGAACGCTAGAGATTCTATTGCTAATATGCCACCGCTAGATGCTGTGACATTAAACAATTTTTTTCCTACACCTACAGATGTACAGATTAGATTAGGATACCAAAAGACTTCTACTGGTATTACTGGACAAGTTAATAGTTTGATGAATTGGGCTGGCGCAAGCACTCAAAAACTATTTGCCGTAGCTGGAAGTGTCTTATATGACGCTTCTGCTTCTACAGCAGTTTCTAAGGTAACTGGTTTAAGCAATGACAAATGGCAACATGTCAATATGGCAACAACAGGTGGAAATCATTTCCTTGTTTGTTGTAATGGTGTAGACCCTGCAATGTTGTATGACGGCACAAATTGGATTAAATATGCCTCTACTTCAACAGCACAAACCATTAGCAGCATTACTAGAGGCGGCACAGGCAACTTAACTGCTACCCTTACTACGGCTTCTGCACACGGTTTAATTAGTGGCAATCAAGTAACAATTACTGGCGCAACGCCAAGCCAATTTAATGGCACTTATATTATTACCAAAACAGGCACAAATACATTTACTTATACAATGGCTTCTGCACCTGCTAATGACGCTACTGTTGTTGGCACATATACCGTTAATTACGCTATTACAGGCATAGATTCAACTAAATTAGTCCATGTAAACCTATTTAAAAACTTTTTATTTTTTGTTGAAACAGGAAGTCTAAGGGCTTGGTATTTGCCAATAGGTCAAGTTGCAGGCGCAGCATCTCCATTAGATTTTGGTGGATATGCCAGAATGGGTGGCTTTTTACAAGCTATGGGTACTTGGACTCTTGACGCTGGACAAGGCGCAGATGATTACGCAGTATGGGTTACTAATAATGGTGAAGTTATTGTATATACAGGAACAAATCCATCAGATTCAACAGCTTGGGGATTAGAAGGTATTTGGCAATTAGGGCAAACATTTGCTAGGCGTTGTTTTTTAAAGTTTGCTGGTGACCTTCTTTTATTAACCCAAGATGGTTTATGCCCATTAGCATCTTCTTTACAATCTAGTAGGCTAGACCCTCGTATTAACCTAACGGATAAGATTTTTTACGAAATATCAAGAGAAATTAGTCTTTATTCAACTAATTTTGGCTGGCAAATTATCTATTTTGCCCGTGAAAATATGTTAATTATTAATGTCCCTTCTACCGAAGGAATACAACAATACTGTATGCACACTATTTCTAAAGCATGGTGTAGCTTTACTGATGTTAATGCTACTTGCTGGGAAATGAATTTTGATAATCTTTATTTTGGTGGAAATGGCTATGTAGCACAGTTTTGGGATGGATATTCTGATGCAGGAAACAACATTAATGCCCAAGTACAACAGGCTTATAGTTATTTTGATGCACCTGGACAATTAAAGCGTTTTACTATGATTCGCCCTATTTTCCAAACAGATAATGGTTTACCAGGTGTTTTAGTAGGCATTAATACTGATTTTGATGCTCAAAATAGTTTGGGTTCAGTTAGTTTTAACGCTGTAAACACGACTTTAGGCACTTGGGATAACGCTAAATGGGATAACCAAGTATGGGGTGGTGATTTAGCCCTTACAAAGCTATGGCAAGGCGTTACGGGCATTGGTTACTCAGGTGGCATTGTAATGAAAGTAGCCACCCAAGGAATTGATGTACATTGGGTATCTTCTGATTATGTTATGGAACGAGGCGGTGTGTTGTAATTAAGAAATAAGCTATAAATCAAGTTATAATTGGTTCAGCCGATTCCTTGGTTATAGTCAAAATACTTTGAGGAATTAACATGGCAACAACTTCAGGATTAAATAATTTAGGTTCTTCTTATAATGGCACTCAATCGCCATTTGGAAGTCCATATAACACTCAAGACCCTTGGGCTAATGCGTCTTATCAAACAGCTTTAGGTAATCAAGCTGGCGCATCATACGCTACTAATGCTAATCGTGTAAATCAAAATACCCCTTATGGTTCTTTAAATTACACTCAAAGTACAGATGCTAATGGTAATCCAACATGGTCTGCTAATCAAACTTTAAATCCACAACTTCAAAGTGCTGTTGATTCAAGTTTAGGTGGATTATCTGCATACAATCAAGGATTTCAAGGACAAGCATTTAACCCTAATTCTTTGCAAAACCCACAGTCTAATTTGCCTTCTTATGGAATCGACCCTGGTCAAAATTACACAGACGCTATTATGCAGCGTTTACAACCATCTTTAGACCGTCAAACACAATCTTCAGATGTGCAGTTAGCAAATAAAGGCATTATGCCTGGTTCTGCTGCATATAACACAGCTAAAACTTTGCTTGGTCAAACACAAAATGATGCAAGAACTAGCGCTGTAGTTGGTGGTATGAATACTGGATTAGCTGCAAATAATCAACAATATAATCAAAATTTGGGTGCAAACACTCAAAATATGGCAGCGCAAAATCAAAGTTATACACAACAATTATCGAATTACCAACAGCCATTATCAGTTGCTACTGGAATTAAAAACCTTGCAACGCCAAACTATGTAAACCCATATCAACAAGCTACTGTTGCTGGGCCAGACTATTTGGGTGCATCTGGTTTATCTAATCAAAATGCTTTAGGAGTGCAAAACGCTAATACTGCTAATAGGTCTAATTTAACTAATGGTTTGTTTAATCTTGGCGGTACTGCACTAATGGCTTACGGATTAAGTTAATGGCTGATTTAGCATCCGCACTCAGAAGTTCTGCACCATCGCTTGATGAATTAAGCGCTTCTGGTGGTATGACTGATGTCAATGGAAATACAACATACCAATACAAAGATGCTAGTGGTGGTACTGTTACTGTAGATTCTACTGGTAAATCTGTAGGATATACTCCAACACAATCTTGGTATCAAGACCAATATGCTGCACATCCTGATGCAATTCGCTCAGGAATGAATAATGAACAATATTTAGCTCTTGGCCCATTAGACCAAACTTATAATGTTAATGGTACAAATGTACCTATTACTGGCGCTTATGAATATCAAATAGACCCTAAAACTGGGGCGCTTTCTAATACTCCAGTTGACCGAAAGCAAAGTAGTAACTTTACTGATTGGGCAACAACTCCAGCAGGTGCTTTAACTATTGCTGGAACTGTTTTAGGTGGTGCTTATGGTTCTAGTCAATTAGCTGGTGCTTACGGCGCTGGTGGTACTAGTGGTTTTGGTTTAAATCCAGCTACAACAGGGGGAACTTTTGGTTCATTAACATATCCTGCGGCAGGTAGCACATTTGGAAGTTTAGCTGGAGCAGCATCACCTGCTGGTATTGCGGCAACTGAAGCTGCTGCTGGACTTGGATTAGGCGCTACAGGTGCAACTGGTTTAAGTACAATGCAAAAAGCATTATTAGCTAAACAAGCGCTTAGTGGTTTTGGTGGGGCATCTCAAAATGCTCAAAATACTGGTGGTAGTGGAAGTTCTGGTAACTATAACTATACAAGTATGCCTTATTTAGCTAATCCACAACAAAACAATACTTTTATGAAAACTGGACTAGATGTATCTGGTACAGGAACTACAACTGCTGGTATGCCAGTACAACTTGACACTACACGCCATAATATATTAATGGCTAATTTGTTACGAGGATAATATGGCTTTAGACCTAACTGCTTTAACTAATCCGTATGGACAAGAACTTGCTGGAATTGAACGCAATCGTGCGTTAGCTACTGCTTTAATGCAAGGTGGTCAACAACAACCACAAGGTCAAATGATTAGTGGGCGATATATTGCTCCTAGTCTTGCTCAAAATCTTAATCCATTATTGCAAACAGCAGTTGGTTTATATGGTCAAAAGAAAGCTGATACCGCAGAAACTCAATTAGCTAATACTATTCAATCTAAACAAGCTGATTTACTTAGACAATATAGAGAAGCTACGACTCCGCAAGAGAAGTTTGCTATTGGAACAAATTCATATGCGCCTGCCGCATTGCAAGCTGCTACATGGGAACGCTTAAAACCACAAAAACTTGGTGAAGGTGAAACCATTAATGAATACGATTTTTCAAAAGGTGGTTACATCCCTATTGCACAAGGTGGAGAAAAGAAAACTGAATTAATAAGAGATTACAACCAAGCTGTAAGCTCTGGTGCATTTAAAGGTTCTATTGTTGATTACGATTTAATGCGTAGAACTGCTAGTGCTAATCGTCAAAACATTAATGTACAAAATCAACTTCCATTTAAAGAACAAATACAAAAAGGAATGGCAGAAGATTTAGTTAAAAATTATAGCACCCTTAAAAATGCACCTACAGAAATTAAAAATTTAGATAAAGTTATTGATTTAGCTAAATCTCCAGCTTATTTAGGTAGTGGCGCTGAAGCTAAATTAGCAATTACTAAATTCTTTAATAACAACTTAGGTACAAGTGTTAATGCTGATAAAGTAGCTAATACAGAAGAAATGCGCTCTGCATTGTTTCAAAGCACAATGGAAAACCTTAAAAAGGTTGATGCACAGCCTTCACAAATGCAACAACAAATCATGCAACAAGCGTTTGGTACGATTGGTACAGACCCATCAGCTATTCCTAAAATTGTGGCAGTTTACAAAGATATTCTTACAAACAAAGTTATGGAACATAATGCTAGGGTTTCTGAATCTGAAACTGGCGCTGCAAAAATTGAATATCCTTACAATATTAAAATTAAGTTACCTGAAGAAGTTAAAGCCCCTGTTGCTGGTGCTTTTCCCAATGTTGATGTACGGTCAATAGATGCAATTTTAAATTCTCGTGGAGTCAAATAATGGCAGACACACCAGAATTAGACCTTAATAAATTTACTACTGAAGATTTAATTGCTTTAAAAGCTGGAAATTTAGATAAAGTATCAACACAAGGTTTGTTGATGTTAAAGTCTGCACAGCCTAAAATGCAACAAAGTAGCAATATTATTACTTCTGATGTGCCTACTGTAGCTGGTGAAGTGCCTAATCCTGCGCCAATAGAAGCAAAACCAACTTCTATGGTTGATAAATTAAAGGCTTTATATGAAGTCCCTACTGCTTTAGCTAGTGGTGCAGTTGCACAACCTGTAGGTGCTGCTTATGCAGCTTATAAAGGTATTACAGGCCCTAAAAATCCACAAGCTATGCAACAAGCACAACAAGCTGGTGGTGAATTAGCACAAAAATTACAATATCAACCAACATCACCTGCTTCTACAAATGCTTTAGAGTCTATTGGTGGGGCAATGGAAGCCGCAAAAATACCTCCTTATCTTGGTAATATTGGCGCTATTCCTTCTGCTTTAAAAGCTGGAAGTGTTGCAAAGCCAGTTATGCAAGAGTCTGTAATGCCAGTAGCTAATAGAATGGCTGGTGCATTGCGTAATGAAGCTGGAATGGTTAAAGAAGCCGTGCAACCAACAATTAATGCTGTTTCTGATGTTGTATCTCCTGTAGCAAGCAAAATGGCTGATACATTAAGATTAAAACCATCAATTATTAAAACAGCACCAACATCTAAAGAATTATTAGAACAATCTAAAGCTGCATTTACTACTGCTAAAGAATCTGGTATGCAATTTAATCCAGAAAAATTCTCTACAAAAATGGCAGAAATTGGCGCAGATTTAAGAAAAGAAGGTTACACAAAGCCTCCCCCTGGTGAAACTGACCCTTATGCAAAAATTACTGGTGCATTGCGTAACTTGACTGATGTTACAAATCCTAAAGATTTTGAGGAATTGTCTACTTTAAGAACCATTATTAGAAATGGTCAAAAAAGTAAAGACGGCACAGAACGCAAATTTGCCACTATTTTAAAAGATAGATTTGATGATTATGTTCTTAATGCGCCTCCAAAAGATGTTGTTGGCGCAACAAAACAAGGCGCAGAAGCATGGAAAACAGCAAGAGATACATGGTCAAGATTGAGTAAATCTGAAATATTTGAAGATATGCTAAATAAAGCTGATATTAATGCGTCTAAAGTTGGCACAGAAAAGTATTTACATAATAAGTTATTAGAACTTTCTAATAGCGAAAAGAAAATGCGTTTGTTTACACCAACAGAACAAAAAGCAATTCAAGAAGCAGCCCAAGGCGGTAAAATACAGAATATATTGAAATTGGCTGGTAAATATAGTCCTGAAAGCGTATTGGCAACTGCTGCTGGTTCTTATGCTGGCGCACAAATGTTAGGGCCTGCTGGAGCGGTTATTGCCCCTGTTGTTGGTGGAGCTTCTAAAATGGCCGCCACGCAAATTAGAAAAAATGATGTTAGCAAGTTGGCAGCACTAATGAGGGCTGGCACACCAAAAGGAGTAGGAAATGAGTAGAAACGGAAGCGGTACATATACCTTACCTACGGGTAATCCAGTAGTAACAGGCACAACTATTAGTTCTACATGGGCTAATACTACGCTTACAGACATTGCTAATGCTTTAACTGGCTCATTATCTGCTGATGGTCAAACTACCGCTTCTGGCAACCTTAATATGGGTACAAATCAAGTAACTAATGCTGCTGACCCTACTACTGCACAAGCTCTTGCTACTAAAAACTATGTAGACACCTATGTAGGTGCTTTAGGCACTATGTCTACTCAAAATGCTAATGCAGTAGCTATTACAGGTGGTTCTATAAGTTCATTGTTAGAAGGCTCTACTATTACCGCTTCTGCGCCAACTTCAACAACAAATTATGATTTTAAAACTCAAGCTGTTCAATATTACACATCTAGTAACACAACAAACTTTACACTTAATATTCGTGGAAATTCTACTACTAGCTTAGACTCAATAATGACTACTGGTCAAACAGCAACAATGGTATTAATGGTTACAAATGGTGCTACACCTTATTACCCAAATGTCATTAAAATTGATGGTTCAACTATAACCCCAAAATATCAAGGTGGATTAACCATTACTGCTGGCAATGCAAGTTCTATAGATATTTATACTATTGCTATAGTAAAAACTGGTTCTGCTACATTTACTTCTTTTGTTTCTCAAACTAAGTTTGCTTAAATATGCCATTTATTTCTAAAATTGGAAATGACACAGCACACGCTTATGGTTTTACTACAAGCGCACCTTTAGTTATTAGTTATTTATTAATTGCTGGCGGTGGAGGTGGAGGTGGTGGTACAAATGCTCAAGCTGGCGGTGGCGGTGGAGGTGCAGGAGGTTTATTAACTGGCTCATTTACAGCCATTCCTGGTACTGTATATTCCGTTACTGTAGGATTAGGTGGAGCAGGTGGGGCAGGTGCTTCATTATCAAATGGTTCAAATGGCAATAACTCTGTTATTTCAGGCTCTGGAATTTCTACCTCAACTGCCATAGGCGGAGGTGGTGGGGGTTGTAATAGCAACAATGGCTACGCTAATGGTAGCTATGGAGGCTCTGGTGGTGGAGGTTATAACTCTGCTGGCAATGGTGGTGCTGGAACAGCAGGACAAGGCAATAACGGCGCTAATGGTCAAGGAGAGCCTGGGGGTGGCGGCGGTGGAGCAGGGTCTGCTGGCTCTGGGTCTTCAGGAGGTTCTGGTTCTTCTAATTCAATAACTGGTTCTGCTATAACTTATGCTGCTGGGGGGTCTTATCAAGGTGGTAATGGAACCGCGTCCCTTGGTAATGGTGGTGGCGGTGGTACAAGTCCTGGTTCTGGTAGTGGCGGTAATGGTGGCTCAGGTGTTGCTATTGTTTCTTATACAGGAAGTCAAAAAGCAACTGGTGGAACAGTAACAAGTTACATATCAAGCGGTGTGCAATACATTGTGCATACTTTTTCAACTAATGGCACATTAAAGTTAGGAAGTTAATATGTTTATCGTATCTTGGTTATTTGACAGATTAGGCTATATGCCTAAAGTAAGTGTTGAATCTACATGGCCTTTCCCTGCTACGCAAAAAGATTATGTAGCGCCTGAATTTGAAAAAGTTGCAAAAAAGACAGTTAAAAAAGCAACTACCCGTAAACCTAAAAAATGAGTATTGACATGGCTGACGATTTTGATATGTTTAAATTTGGTGGCTTGGTCAATCAAGTTGAGAATCTACAAGCTAAAGTGGACTCAATGGATAGGGACATTAAAGAATTATTAGAGTTAGCCAATAAGTCTAAAGGTGGGTTTTGGATGGGAATGACAATCGCTTCTTTAGTCGGTGGAGTAGTTACTTATTTGATGGGTTGGCTATTCCACAAATGAAGCGTATGCGTCAATCAAAAACAATGTGGTTTTCACTCGCATTGGTTATTTTTGGTGCTTTATTTGATAATTTTTCTTATTTGCAGTCAGTTATAAGCGAAAGATACTATGGCGTATTGCTGGTTGGCATTGGTATTATTGTGGCTATATTGCGTTTTCTCACTACTGGGCCTGTAGAATGAACTATATCTTATATCCGTTTTTAGTCATTATTAATCTAATTGGCACAGCGTTAACTTATCCATTAGCACCATTAATTGTGCTATTTAAGTCTAATCAAGTAGGTTGGTTAGACAACGCTACAAAGCAAGGAAGTGGGCCAAGATTATTTAAGTTTTTGTCATGGTTTCAAACTCCAGATAACAGCTTAGATGGTGACCATACTTTTCAAAATTTATTTCCCCCTAGTTGGTGGTCAAGATGTCATTGGCTATGGAGAAACCCTTTCTACGGCTTTGCCGTAAAGACCTTTGATGGTTCTACAGGAATGTCCTATAAAGGCACTTTAGACTGTAATGTAGATAAACCTGGCTATATCTTAGTAACAGGTCATGGTTTATTCCAATGGGTTTACTACAAGAAATTAGGTTCTAAGTGTTTATATTTAAACTTTGGCTGGAATATTAAAGCGTTAGTTGACCCTGCTTTTATTACTTCTGACCAATGGCACTCAAATGAAGAACTTATAAAAGATTACCCTGCTACTTTTGCTTTTTCACCAAGGATTGTTTAATGTTTCCATTGCCTATAAGTACATGGATTATGGCTGGTTTAAGCGTTATAGCTTTAGCTGGTTTTGGTTATGGAAAATATCAACATAACAAATATGTTAATTTTAAAGCAGAAGTCGAGGCTATTGCCAAAATACAAGAAGCCCATGTCGAGTCAATCCAAAAACAACACGCTTTAGTCACTAAAGGAATCGCCAATGAATACGATGCAAAAATTGCTGCTTTGCGGAATTATTACAAGTCTACAAGCGTGTGGAACAGTAACAGCAGTCAAGTGTCAGGACTTTCCACTACCCCCAAGTCAGTTGATGTTATCACCGCCTACAATGTTCTTGCTGGAAAATGTGCTGAAGCAACCCAACAATTAATTAGCCTACAAGATTGGCTAAAAGAACAATCTACCATTAAATGAACAATTTTAAAGAGTGTTTAGCATTAGTTTTAAAGTCTGAAGGTGGTTGGACTGGCGCACAAGGTCTTAAAGGTGACCCAGGCGGAGAAACGAATTTAGGCGTTACTAAAGCAGTCTGGGAAGAATGGGTAGGTCATCCTGTTAATAGTATGAAAAACCTTACTCCTGACCTTGTAGCACCTTTATATGAACAAAGATACTGGAGGCCTTGCTATGGAGAAGTATTACCTAGGGGACTCGACTTGCTTAGTTTTTCAATGGCAGTTAACGCAGGCCCAGGCAGAAGCGTTAAATTGCTTCAACAATCTCTTGGATGTGTACCTGACGGAGTTATTGGCCCAGCAACAAGAAGCCTTATTCTCGCAAGTAATAGTGCAACTCTTATCTCAAAATTCTCAGAAACTAGGCGGGAATACTACCATTCATTAAAGACATTTCCTATCTTTGGTGCAGGATGGTTAAAGCGTGTCGATAATGAAGAAAAAGAAGCCCTAAATATGGCTAAAAACGGGTAATTATTAAATAAGCCACTAAAGCTAGTGTTGTTAATACCCCTAAAACACTCCAAAACACGCTGTATTCGCTTTCTTTTGGCTTAGTAATAGCTACACACCAATCATCTGTTTTAAACGCTTCTGCCATTGAATTAGGGGTTTTACGACAACTGCGAATTACAAAGTCTGAATAGTTCATTTCTCTTGTGCCTTTCTTAGTATTGCTTTAGCAAAATCAATTAAATCTTCATATTCCAATTCATAATGCGTTGGCTTTGGTTCGCCTAAAACAAAATATTGATGAAAACAAGCGTATATTTCCTCATCTGTTAGTGTCTTTGCTGGATGGGTGTAGAGTGGTGTTCCAACCTTTAAAACAGTATCAGCCATTACAGGGTCAAATTGTCTTACTCCTGTTACAAAAGCTACTGGTTCATTTACAGTCATACATTTCCTCGTAAGTTAGCCAAGGTTTAGACACTAATTTGTAGCCAAAGATGTACCATAATGGCCCACTAGATACTTCTACAATGCGTCTTTTGCTTTCAATCGCTACTAGCTTTTCTAGCGTATGCGTAATGTGATTTTTATACTTAAACATCTCTTTAAAAGCAGATTTAGGTCTATATCTCATATTGTTATCCCATTTTCATTAACAGTAACTTGCATAGGGTCAGACTCATGCACAGCTAACAGATTAGCGCCCAATGGGTATAGTTTGTAACCATGTTCTGTTAAAGCTGCATCTAAACTTGTACACTTTGCTACTTCAATAAACAACACAGGATGGCACTCATCTATGACTTTCCATGCGCCAGATAATACTTCTTCTTCCATGCGTTCTACATCAATCTTAATCAAGTCGCATCTTTGCAAGCCTATAGAATCTATTGTTACTAGACCAATTTGTTTTTTGCTAGTAACTTGTTGACCAATATCTTCTTTTTCTGGGTGGTCTTTTAACTCTAAAGAACCATAAGAAGAAGGTTTGAAATAATTTGGTTCTGGAATCGTTAAGCTACCATTTTCTGCGCCAACTGCTAAATTTTTAGCTGTAACATTAAAACAGTTGTTTATGGCAATATTTCCGCACAAAGCATAGTAAATCTTTTCTTGGGCTTCTAGGCTAATAATATGACCCCAAGTTGTCATTAATCTACCCCAAGATACTGTATGTACACCAATGTTTGCACCGCAATCTATTGCTATTACGCCATCACCAAAGTTTTCACGCCTTTTTTGCAAAATAATCTTTAAAAAATCTACTTCATTTGCATCGTAACTACCTGTATTTAATAAAGAAAATCCTACTCCAAAGCCTTTACCATCTTCTACCATCTTATAGTCGTTTTTATTAAGAATAAGAGTACCTTGGTTAGTTGATGTAACTACAAATGCAATAGGGTTCATTCTGCTTCCTTAGATTTAAGATAATTTTTTAACGCTTTATCATCTTCTTTAAAGATTTTGTTAAATAAGTTATGGGTTGGCATCCTGACTGTATGGTCGTGAAATCTGCCATGCAAAACATAATAAGAAAATGCCCTACAAGCTAATTCATACTCTTGACAGTCTGTTTTTTGACTGCAATGGTCACAAGGGGCTTCACCCTCAAATACACTACTAATATATGTTTGCATAAATCCCCAATTAAAAGTAGCAGGTCATGTCTTTTTAGTTTGAAATCCCCAAGGGCCATAAAGCTGAATAGTGTCAAGACCTGCTATGTAAGTAATTTATTAAAGTTTCATGCACTTTTACATAGGGATATACCCTAATGTGTTGTAAAAAAGAGACAAAAAGGTGACCTACTTGCTTCTTTACGCTTTCGGTCATTGGAAGGTGAGGCTGACTCTCGTGTGAAGGAGTAATGGAAGGGGAAACCAAGCCAGCCTCGTAATTAGTTTAACTTATTTTTCAATTTGTAAATGTTTACCAAATTTAGAAACATCTGGTAGCCATCTCTAAGGTCTTGTTCGCTATGTTCATAGATAGCAACTACATTTGTTTCGCCATTGATATAGACATTAGCGCATCGTGCAGATGGGGCTAAAACCTCTCTATACGCTGCAAGCTGTAGTGTATGCTCTAGGTAGGGTGTTAAATCACCAGGGAATTTCTCCGTGGTTTTGAAGTCAATAACGACCCCAGAGAAGTCATGGCGTGGCTTGCAATACAAATCGCACTTACCACCATAGCCTTCTGCTGCGTTAACTAAACTCTGTTCAGGAATCCATAACTGCGCCCCAAAATGGGCCGTTATAGCCTCATCTACAGTTTTGACATACGCTGGCATATCTGGCACATATTCTTGCGAATAGTGGGCTTCTATCCAATCGTGGATGGTTGTGCCTCTATCAGCAGCTTCACGACTTTTGCGTTTGGCTAACTCTAATATTCTAGAAATCCAAGATTTTTCATCTTCCCCATCTAATCGTGGGTTTTCTGTAGCAGCATACAAGACTTGGGTTTGTTTCCAAGTATCAAGTCCAGCTTTAGATAATTGGCTGTTAATTGTAGAAACGGAAGGTACGAGAGTGCCTGGTGCTGCTTTTGCATCTCGCAAAGTTGTATTTCGTTCTTTTCCATTTTTACCTGTAGTTGTATAGCGTGGTGCGCCTGTAACGGCACAGTACCAATGTTCAGCCATGTTAATTCCCCTTTAAATGCTTAATTGAGTAATTCTAAAATTGCATTTCTATCTACTTCAGTAATACACATATCAGCGCATACTTGAATCACATCTTTAAGTATTAACTCTAAGTCTAGTGGTTCAAAAGAAATTAACCGCCTTTCTTCATCAACTCCATAGGATTCCATAGTAATAATGGCTTTTTCGCCAATAACATCTTTGATGTGACTTAGCATGGCTATCTCCTAGAAAGGCGTATCGTCAAGAATTTCGTCTTGACCTTTAGGTTTAAAACCCATTGGCTCTTTGACTTTACCTACTGATACGCTAAAGAATTTGCCAGCTTTAGGTGATTCTTTTACCCATGCGCTAAACCAATGTTCCTTGCCATCAAGCATGATTGAGCCTGTAAAGTCTGGGTGCGAATCACTTGTTTTTCTTGAGTTCTTGAAAAGGCTTCCAGAGCCTTCCTTCATTTCGTACGCCATTTTAAATTTCCTTTGCTTTTACTACTGGTTTAGGTGCTGATGCGGCATTACCGTCATCATCTGCTTGTACTACTCCTACTACTGCTGCTAATGCGTATCTACGCATATAAGTTAATGCTGACCCTGCGCCTTGTGCATCAGGCTTAGTTACAGGTACAGACATTTCTTGTCTTATAAATTCCCCTGATTTATGGGAAATAATGGTGGTTAAACGCATAGACCCATCGTAATATTCACCAGGGAATTGCATAACCGCCAGCCCATTTTCAGAAAGAAGGCTACGGCAAGCATCCCAAA